GTCTTAACCTCTTCCGCATTCTTAACATTAAACCTATACTTTTTTTCCCCTACGGTATATTCAAAACCTTTGAAATCGTTTGAGAATACTTCTTTAGTTTTAGTTTCAAATACAGCTTTCTGTCTTGCGCCTATCTTGGATTCTTCTTCGTTTTGTTTGTTATATCTATTGAAAAATTCAATAGCTTTTTGTTGTTCTGGATTAAGTTTAGATCCAGCTTTTACTTCAGCATAATATTTAGACTTCAAGCCATCTAAATGATTCTTTGCTTTTAGTAATTCTTCTTTACGAGCAAGCTTCTTACGTTTCTGTTCTTTCTCATCATCGTAATCTTCATCTACTGTAAATTTATCGTCTAATAGAAAATCAATTTCATCTGCGTCTAAATCAGGTCTAGTTGATTGATAATATTCACGTAACAATTGATCTTCATTTAACGATGCATAATCCGTATTAAGCTTAACGTAATCTTCGAGTGTTCCTCCTGTCTCTTCCATAAAGTCAACTACCTTCTGAATATTCTCAGGAAGTTGTACTCCATTAGATTGAGCTTCTAGAGCATCAGCCATTTTCTCTTCAACGACCGCTACTACTTCTTGAACTTGTTCGTCAGTTATTTCCTCTAATACATTCTCTTTATTTTCAACGGGGATTTCTTCTCTGGCAACTTCGACAATTGTTTCTTCGTCGTGTGCTTCTCGAACTCCTTCGCTACTTGGGGATTCTGTGAGAACAGGTACCTCATCTGTGCTTTGCTCTTGAACGGCATTTCTATTTTTCTTATTTAGTTCCCCTAAATTTATTTTGATGACCCCGTCTTCTTGCGTAACGGGGCTGATCTCAGTATTTTGTGTAATTTCTTGTTCTTCTGTGTTCATAATAAGATACTATATAATTGTGTTAATGTTATTATTACTTAGGCTCAAAGGAATTTAAACCAAATCCACCGCCCATTATATCATTACCTGAAGACTCAAAATCTTTAGGGCCTGTCATGTTGTGGCGTTGATCAATTAATTGACTTTGCTGAGTAGCTTGGATCTTTGTTCTATCGTCTTTTCTATCCTCTTTAAAACCTTCTTTTGCTTTGTACGCTTCGGCTTCAACGCCTTTTAATTTCATATTCAAATCAAACTCAAGTTGCATTAATTCTTTCTTAGCTTCGATTTCTCTTTCCATTCTAGCTATTTCTAATTCTGCTTTTGTTTGTTCTAATTGAATTTTCTGAGCAATAAGTTGTTGTTCTTTTTGTATTTGCAATTGTGCAGCTTGTTGTTGCGTTTGCATATTAGCTTCAGCTTGAGCTTGAATATTGCTTTGTTGCGCTGCTTGATCTCTTTCGAATTTTTGTTTTCTTTTTATCTTTAATACTTGATTGGCTAACTTTAAGTTTCTAACCTCCCTAATCTCGATAGCATCTTCAATGTCGATGTTTTTCTGAGCTAGTGAAACTTGTATGTTATTCTCTAACATCTGACGTTCTTCATCGTCTGGAACTAGATCAATAAATATACCAAAGTCATATAAGTGTAAATCTTTTATCTCAGATAATATAGCTACATTATGGCCACCTATCTTTTGAATAAAAGCATCTCTAGCTGGTGAATATTCTAATACATCTGATATTCTTAAAGAAAGCATTTCAGCCATCTCTGCAGTGATAAATAATCCACTCTGTAATATATGTCTAGTCGCGGTATTTGAATTAGCAGCAGCCATCTTTTGTACACCTACTAAAGCATTCGCGTCTGGAGTAGAACCGTCTCTAGCTTCATTCAATCCAGTTACATCTCTAATCATACCTAAGTAGTAATTATATGTACTGATTAAACTCTGTAACTTACCTCCTGCATTATTTGTATTAATCTCTTGAATAGGAATTTTACCAGGATTCATATCTCCTTCTTGAGTAAAAGATCTACCAACAACAGAACCTGTTTGGAAGTACATATTTAATGCTTCCTGTGGATTATAGCTTGTTCCATTACCTAGATCAACTTCGCTTAATCCGTCAGCATCAAGGTAAACCCCATCAGGCACCATTCTAGATAACACTTGTTGTAACTTTAAGTGTGTTAACTGAATCATATCAGCAAAACCAGTTATTCTGCCAACTAACGATTCTATTCTGCCTTTATACATTCTAGGAGCTACAATACTGTAGTTCATTTTAACCTTAGTATGATCGCTTTTTGGGCGCATCATATTTTTAGCCATCTCCCATTTCAAAAGCTTATCAGTACCTAATACTAATACTCCTTCGTACAATACTTCCAATGACCTAGACATTTTACCATACTTGGCTTCGTACTCTTCAATAGGCGGATCAAATTGATCGTCTCTAACAATTATTTTAGAAGCTCCTGTTGCTGTTTCTTTAACTTTGTATACTTCATTCATATAAGTTTTATAATTGAAGTATAACAATTGTATTGTGTTAGAATCTGAATTGTCGTAATTAGATATTGTTCTATCAAAGAAGGAATTGTTTTGAAATCCTTGTTTTGCAATATCTTCTAAATCTGCAGTAGTAAGTTCAGGGAACTGTAATTTAAGCTCGTTTATAGGTACAGCTTTTATTTCTCCTACATAATATATATCCTCAAAATATGGTGATTCTGTATAGGAATAAATAAGGTTTGCCGGATCTACATACTCAACCTTAATACCTTCTGATTTTGTAAATGTATTTTTAGCAGCACCAATACCTAGTGTTGTTATATCATAGATACATCTTCTTTTAGTCAAGTCATATCTATTACCGTCTAGTATGGTATTTATAGCAATCTCTTCAGCGATCTCTACACCTTGCTTGTAACTAAGTTGCATGTAAATATCAAGCTCTTCCATAGAGTCCGGTAATTTCTCTGGATCATTCTCAAACAAGTTTACACCAAATTGTTCTTTAGCAAAGTTGTTTAGTTCTTTCGTTTGCATGTCCCGGATTATAGATTCCATGAATGCAGTACGCTTACTTACGCCATAAGGATCTTGAGAATAAGCTTTTATATCGAATGCTCTATCAGCTATTCCATTGACAACAATATCGACAAACTTTGGTATAATTGGTACTGGTTTCCAATCTAAATTAAGATAAGACAAATCCCCATTTATAGCTAATTCATCTTTATATTTCTGAATAGACTGCTCTCCTCTAGCATATAACCTTAATCTATGAAAAGCGCTTTGATTATTTCTAAATCTAGTTGTACCTGAACTAGCTTTAAACCATTCGTCTTGTATTGCTCTACCTACTTTAAGCCCATATTCAAATGACATTTTTTCTTGGTCACTAGCTATTTGGCTTGGAAAAAAACTTTTTACAACTGACTCAGCCATATTTATTTTATTATTTGTGATGTTGAACCGCCGTTGGTATATCTAGCGATTGTTAAATTTAATTTTTTTCTTTCCACTTCTGCTGATGGATGATACATATTCTTATTGCAAGCCATAATAGCTAACCCAGAACTTATAGTAGCATCAAATTTTGTTCTATTATTTACGTCAAACCTTGACCAATCATTTAATGTTTCATTGAAGTACATGTCTCCATATTCTCCGTCTTCTCTAATGCCTACGTATTTTTGTATGTAACTTTCTATTGCTGCGGCATGAGCTTGTTTTATATCTTCACTGGAGTTAGGCATTCCGCCTATTTCTTTTTCTGTAGATGATAACTTTGCCCACAATCTATCTGGTCTATTCATAGAGTAGCCTCTATATCCTCTTCTCTTAAAATAATATAATAGCCTAGGTTTATTATTCTCTGCTAACAATGGCATACCGTAAAACACACAAGCCATTAATACATCTTCGAAAAATATCTCGGCAGTCTGAGGTCTAGCGATATATTGTAAGAAGAAAGAATTAGATGGCGCATCTTCCATAGAAAACTTAGTTAATCCGTGTAATGCACCTTTAGAACCTTTGCCATCTGTTGTTCCTGATATATCATAACTATCGCAACCAAACGCTCCAATGTGCTCATTACCAGGGTATTTAATACCATTTCTAACAGATTGACTGTTTTGTAAATTACGAGGAGGAACCCATGTAACCAAGAATCTTCCTGATTCATTTGGACTGAAAACAACTTTACTGTCTTTTATGCCATTCTCCCAAGCAAAACTACCTCTAGTAATAACGTTACTAAATCTAAGATCGCTATTGTAATCTATTTGTTCGTATATTTTAGCTAAGTTAAATATACTGCTTTTTGTTTCATCTCTGAATGCATGCTCTTCTGTTCTTGGAAACTGTCTATACAATTCATTTAAAGCATCCTGGTCTCCTTTTAAACCATCAACCTCATTGTTCCAATGTTCTATAACGCCAATATCAATTTGATCACCCTGAGGGCTTAAAACAACTGAAGTAGGCGTGTCAAATACAGGATGTCCGTATTCATCAATAAAACCTTCATAATTCCATTCCATTGGAATAAAAAGAGAATATAACCCAGATCTAGTCTGACCATTTCTATTTCTTTTTGTAACGTCTGAATTATAGTATAAGTCTTTGTAATTTTCACCACCTTTATCCAAGGCATTAGATGTACTACCCATCATGCACTTACCGATAATCCGGCTTCCTAATCTTAAACAAGTTTTTGTAACACGCCAGTTGTTTAGAATATTATCTGGTTTCAACCATTTAGCGGACTCGTCATGAACAAGTAGCTGCAATTTCTCACCATCATAAGCATTATCTCCAGTATTCTTCCAGTCAATTGTTGTATCGAGTCCCTCGAGTATCTCATTTCTATCTTTTGACTGTATTGATTTTTTAGTTAATCTAGATGCTGGTATACGGTAAGCTAACTCGGTTTTTGGTCTATCCATACCATCTTGGATTGGTTTAAAGAAGAACGGATAATTCAAAGATATGGGTACAACTTTGTCTGTAAACATTTTCTTAGCATCGGCTCCTGACTTAGAAAGTATTCCAAATCTACCGTCACCAGTTATTGTTGCTAAGTTTACTGTTTCACCAGATGCCATAAAAGAAAATCCGGAACGTCTATTCTTTAAATAGCACATACCGTAACATCTATTATCAGCTTTGCAAGCTTCCCAAAATATAAAAAATAATCTATTTGATTCTCGAAAGTCTGGTGGACCAACGTCAATCTTAGACCATTGTAAGTACATATAATGTGTACCGGTAACATAGGTATTAGCTCCTTTGTTCTTGAACCAATGACCTTCTTCACGACGTTTAAATTCTTCGTCTATATAACCTTCCCATTTGTCTTTAAAGCTATCCGGATATTCTCGCCAGTCAAATATACTCTTAATATTTTTTAACTCCTTAGGATAGTCCGAAACAGTCCATTTGTTGTTCTTGTTCTCAACAACAGATGGCGCTTTTGGTAATGCTATTTTTAAATTCTGTATTTGATATATTTCACCAATCTGTCCAGTCTTACTGATAACTACTACATCATGTTCCTTGTCATATCCATATACCCATTTCTTATTTTTATTAAGCCTTGAGATAGTGGTAAGTTTTATTGGCTCTATTATTTTATATAAACTTTGCTCGTACATCATTTCGATCTCCTTTCTGCAAAGCCTTTGAATGTTACTTTATCTAAATCTTCTCTAGGCCTATCTTCCAACATATTGTCTTCTTCTTCTATCCTAGATAATATTTCAAAAGCATCGAATATAGCTAACTTCTTTGTAGCGGCTGCGTTCTTAAGCTTATCGGCTGAAAGATCATCTTCTCCATTATCTAATATAGCTTCCTCTGCAACCTTTATAAGCTCTAATACAGCTTTATGCCCAGCTAGGATTATATTCTTCTTCGTCTCCTTTACATTCATATTTTATTGAGATTAAATTTGTGGGTACTCGGTATAACCTCTGCCCTTCAACTACAAATTCATATTCACTGCCAGGAACAAAACCAACAAGAGAACCAGTTGTTATATCGTTCTTTAGTAATTCTTCGTCAGCGTATTTTATAAAACCGACTAATGGCATTTCATGATCAGTAGTAAATATATTTTTTGATTTTATAGGTTTGACAAAACAATAACCTTTTGGAGCAATCCATCCGCCATCATGTTTGTATAAGAATATCTGATCCTTTTCAACAAAGAATGTTGATTCATCATAATATGCTTTACCATTCTTTTCTACACCTCTTATATCACTAAACCTTCTAAATACATTGTGATGAACTATTACTTCATCTCCAACGCTTATGTTAGTTTCAGTTGCAAGTGGTATTCCTTTTACGATGCCACGTCGACCAACATATTGATGGTTCTGTAACTCAGTATTTAATATTAACGTACCTTCGTTGGTTTCCTTAGTATTGTTATACCTACCTTCTTTTGGCTCTACTATAAAACTGAAAACACTTTGCATTAGTAATCTAGGTTATATTCAACAGATATTGCCATGTTCTTATTAAAGTCCTTCCACGGAACTACCTCATCTTTTTTCTTTATGTATATAGAGTACTTATCTTCCTCTTCTATGATATCACTAATGACATGGCCGCCATACACTTCTTGTCCTATGGAATAGTGCATGGCGTCTGTCTTATAGTCTCTACCTATACTTATCTTACGAACTAACTTCATTGCTAGCTTCCTTAAGATCTCCTGTATTAATATCTACAACAACATCTCCATATTTTGATTTTAACTCTCCTTGTAAAGATTCTAATGCAGTAGAGATACTACCAATTCTATGTAACAGTTGGTGCTTTTGTATTTCAAGATCTCCAACCTTAATTTGGATGTTATTGAATTCAGTAACTAACGTTTGTAATTGTGTTAGCTCTTCTTGTGTAACCTTTGTGGATTTCTCCATTGTTTTAACTTTTCCCATTGTATTTAATTTGATTGATATTACTATATAAATTACCTGTTTGTATGGTATCTTAAGATTATGTTATATAACCTATTTTGCTATTTCAAAGTGCATCCAGTCATAATTCTTTTCTCTACCAAGTGATATGAAACCATTAGCGTAGAATATGTCTATCATCTTCTTGTATTCTGGTCTTGCAAATCTAGCCGTCCTGCTAGTCTCCTTTAGCTGCTTTCTTGCTGGATCTAGATCTATAGCAACTCCCCATGAATGCTTTGATAATTCAGTGCCTCCTCGCATTGCTCTAAAGTTAAAGCAACCACCAAACCTATCTATACCAAGCTCCTGTATTTTTTCTAGTCCATAAGCCTCTAATATCTGATCAAATACTTTCTTAAATCTAGCGGCTACAAGTTTATGGCATGACATCTTTTTAGTTGTCTTTGTCATATCCCAAGCTAATTTCATAGGGTAAGGCAATTCAATTGTAGTTAAGAAGTCTGGATTAGCACTTGGTATTCCGTATTTTTTGTTTAACTGGGCTGTTGTTAGCATGTTATTTTACTAATTTATGAGCAAACAATTTAACAACTGTATCAACAGATACAAATTTAGCGATGAATCTTAATACCACTCCCGCATCAGTTGTTGCTTTAGACTCGCTGTATTTCTTCGCGGCTTCATCTAACAAATTTGTAATTTCTACTGGAATCTTTCTCATAATAATTTTTATTAGTTGTTATCTGTATCTATAAGGTCAGATATATCCTTCTTTATTTTTTTCACTGTAACATATAATTCTTTTACAGTATCATAAATGCTTTTCCCAAACTTTTTTGTATACGTTTCATTTATACTTTTTACTTCATTGGCTATAAATGTAAACGATACAACTTTTGTTCCAAGTAACGTAACACCAAATACCGTTCCATCACCTATAAACAAATAATCGCATGAAAATGCTAAAATTATAGAACCTAAATAAAAGAATATTTTTGGAGCTATATTAAAGAACTTGTCGCTTGTTAAACTTTCCATTCCTTTACCCGTTGTGTAAGCAACATACATTGCAAATACGGTGTCTGCTAATATCATAATTCCCATTAATGATAGAAATCCTAATATTGGCGTTAAAAATGTTGTTATAGATATAACCAACCCTGAAATGAATGTTCTAATCGCCATATCTTTATAAAATTTCAGTAATCTCATCTTCTTCAACCCACATAGAATAATCTCCTTGCAAAGGAACATATATTTCCTTAACTCTTATTTCTGGGTCTTCTAATTTATTTACTAATTCTTTACCACTATCTGCAGTAATGTAAATATAGTATCCTGGTATTGTTACTATTGTCATATCTTTTAATTTTACTCCCATC